CAGTACCACGAGGTCAAGATTAACCTTGATATCCGTCCTATTGATGAGTGCCTATGGGCAGTCACAACCCTGAGCTGCAACACACAGCCTTACAGTGGCGCATCTGGACAGTTCGTTCCTGGACGCCCTGTTCCTGCCGCCATTGCCTACAATCAGTCTTTGGTCGCAGCTTCCCTCTACGTCGACTATGTCTTCCTTGACACTGACGAGCGCAGAAGATTCGCGCAGAACCCCCACGAGTACCTGATCACTCAGCTCCAGTTCACTGGTGACGAGTCTGTTGGTTCATCTTCCAACAAGATCAAGCTCAACTTCAATCACCCCGTGAAGGAGCTTATCTGGGTTGTTCAGCCTGATCAAAACGTCGATTACTGCTCATCCCTTGTCTGCGACGCCCTCCTTTTCAAGGTTCTCGGCGCCCAGCCATTCAACTACACTGACGCCATCGATGCTCTTCCTAACGCCATCCATGCGTTTGGCGGACCTCAGGAGGTCAACCGCGGTGAGTACATCGATGCCCGTGGTCTATTCAACGACGCAGGCGCCCTCGACTACGAGATTCCTCCTGGTTTCACTGGATACTGGCACGGAAGCGAGAACCCTTACAACGAGCCTAACTTTGGCGGACCTGCCATCACACGTCCTGCCAACCTTGGCCTTGCTGAGGGTGTTGACCCCGCTCTTCTTGCCCAGCTTGCTCTTGAGACTTCCAACCACAACAGTGGTTCAACAGTGTCCGATGCTGGAACATTCGTTCTTACTGAGACATCTCTTGACCTCCACTGTTGGGGACAGAACCCTGTCGTCACTGCTAAGCTCCAGCTTAACGGACAGGATCGTTTCTCAGAGCGTGAAGGATCATACTTCTCATGGGTTCAGCCTTACCAGTCACACACAAGAAGCCCCGATGAGGGTATCAATGTGTACTCGTTTGCGCTCAGGCCCGAGGAGCATCAGCCCAGCGGCACGTGCAACTTCTCGAGAATTGATAACGCAACACTTCAGCTTGTCCTCTCGAATGCTACCGTTGAGGGAACAAAGACCGCCAAGGTGCGCGTCTACGCTACAAACTACAACGTTCTAAGAATTATGTCTGGCATGGGGGGGTTAGCATATTCCAACTGAGCGGATTGGAGTTATTTACTGTTATTGTTTATGTATTTTTTTCTGGTTAAATTAATCAAATAATTGTTTTTGTTTCTAAAAAACAAAAACAACTTAAATAAATAGTTATTATATATACTATAACCAATGCAAACTCTCGATATAGTGAATTTGATTGAAACGAACCCCATCACAAAGCTTACAAATGCTTACAACAACAAATTATTAAACAAAATCAAAGAAAATTTTACAGAAACAGAACAACAATTATTTGTTTCTTCCTTTTTTTGCTATTTAAACTACAATTCTACGACTGATTTTGTTATTGATTTGGATAACATATGGAAATGGTTGGGTTTTGGACAAAAAATAAACGCAAAAAGAGTTTTAGAAAAAAATTTTATTATCGATATAGACTATAAAAACTTGCTTTGCCAGCTGGCAAAGCAAGATATAGACAATAAAAAGCACGGAGGTCATAATAAGGAGATGTTTATCATGACGATAAAAACATTTAAATTATTTTGTATCAAAGCAGAAACAAAAAAGGCAAACGAAATTCATGAATATTTTATTAAATTAGAAGAAATATTACAACAAACAATTCAAGAAGAAAGTAATGAATTCAAATTACAATTAGAAAATGCAAAACAAGAAATTCAAAAAATAGAACATCAAAAAAACACAGAAATTCAAAAAATAGAAGAAACCAACAAAAAGGAAATGAATGAAAAGGTACAAAAAGAAAAAGAAAAAATGTTATTGAGAGATTTTGGTTCTTCGGGTCCACTTGTGTATATAATTAAAGTAAAATCGCATGAAAACGGCGAATACATTATAAAAATTGGGGAAAGTCGTAAAGGCGTACAGTTAAGATACAATGAACATAAAACAAAATACGGCGAAATATTATTATTAGATTGCTTTTCAGTTATCAAAAGCAAAGATTTCGAGACATTTCTTCACGACCATGAAAGTATAAAATTTAATCGCGTCACAGACTTAAAAGGACATGAAAATGAACGTGAATTATTTTTAGTTGGAAAAAAATTATCCTATGCGACAATTTTACAAATTATTCAGTTCAACATAAAAAAGTTCAATGAATATAATAATAGCGATTATGAAAAATTGCAATTGCAGTTAGATACTTATAAGAATATCTTATTTTCTAATCCTGTAACGGACAATGAAGCTAACTATAAAGATTGTGAAATTACAAATATACAAATAAACCAATTGTTAGAGAATCAAAAAAAAATGTTAGAAAAAATAGAAAATTTGGAAAAATATAACAAAGAAATACTAGGAAAATTAAGTTGTACGCAAATAAAAACTACTACTAATTTTCAAGAGCCTCTTCCAACATTAGGGCCAAGATTACAGCAAATAAACGCGGAAACATTGAATTTAGTAAAAGTTTATGAGTCCGTTGCAGAATGTATCAAGGAACACAATTTTATGTTAAAACGGCCAAGTATGGACAAATCCATAAAAGAAAATACGATCTACCACAATTATAGATGGTTATATGTCGACAGAAATAAAGATCCAACAATTGTAGAAAATATACAACCTACAAAACAAACAAAACTTCAAAATTTAGGTTATATTGCAAAAGTAAACAAAGAAAAAACTGAAATATTGAACGTCTATTTAGACCGCAAAACAGCTTCTAGATGCAATGATTATCAATCATCGTCGGCGCTTGATACTTGTGTAAAAAACGAATCTATAAAAGACAATCATTATTACATGTTATATTCTAAATGCGGCGATACCCTGACAGATGCGTTTCTTGAAAAATATGGAGAACCGTTTTTATACAAAGACGGCATTGGACAATATGATAGTAACAACAATTTGATACAAAGCTTTATTTGTAAGTATGATTGTATTAAGAAACTTAGCATAAGCGATAAAACGCTAGCAAAAGCATTGAATACAAACATCACTTATAATGAGTGTTTCTTCAAATCGATTGGCACAAAAGACAAATGTTTATAAACACAAAATGACTTAAAAATAATTTCTTAACATCTATTAGAATCATGCAAGTTTTCGTAAAGACATTGACAGGAAAAACGATTACCTTAGAGGTCGAGCCAAGCGATACAATCGAAAACGTAAAGGCCAAAATTCAAGATAAAGAAGGTATTCCTCCTGACCAGCAGCGTCTTATTTTTGCTGGAAAACAATTGGAAGATGGTCGATCATTGTCGGATTATAACATTCAAAAGGAGTCGACGCTTCATTTAGTGCTTCGTTTAAGAGGTGGTTAAAAAAATAGATAACATAAAAAAATTATCTATTTTTTACAATTTACTGGATAAATGCTAATACTACTCTATATTTTGAATTACTTACTATTGAACAATAGGTTCATATTTTTCACTTCGGGCTTTTCATCAGGAGAATAATTGGTAAACAGCGTATTAATTTGCTCGTCATCACGGAATCGAATACTATATTCTTGTTGAATATTGTTTCTGCCGATACGCCCCATCGCCTGTATGATCTTCTCCTGAGTTAATTTCAAATCCTTACTTAAATACCCGTGACAAAACTGGTAATTGGTTCCATAAATATAATCACTGTCGGCGATAATCATAAACAGCTTTTGATGATCAGCCAGTTTTTTCATTATTTCCGTATAAGCAATGCTTTCGTGTGTCGTAAAGACGCCAATGCCCAACAACAACAACACTTTCCAGCTGTCTTCGACGTCTTTTAACAGCATGATGGAAACGATGGTTTCTTCATCGATATCGCTCGTAAACACATTTTTGTTTGGCATATTTTCCGCCCACTTGTTATGATGAGCCAATTTATTAGGAATAAATATTTCATTCAGCGTCGCATTTTTAATCATAGTTCGACAAAGATCGATTTGTTCTTGTAGTTGAATGATTTTTCTATCCTTGGTTTTACCCATCTTGTCATCGAGTGCTTTTACTTTCTGCTTTTTCTCTTTATACGATTGCTTGTTTCCCTCGTCCTTTTCTTCCTCCTTATTGGCATTTTTTTCCAATTCGGTTTCAATCTCCTTTTCCAAATGATCGATTTTCTCGTTCACATTGTTATTGAATTCAATCTTTTCCATAATATCAGTCATGACTAAAGAAGGAATATTGGCCTGCTGTATACAAAATTTCGCAATCTTGGTTACATCTGTAGCTAAGAATATAGTTGGACCTTCCGTCAATGAAAACGCATCTTTTGTCGTCACATAAATACCGCATATTCCCTCTGGTTCCTCAACAAGACTTGGCGAGACAACCATTTGCTCACTTTGCAAACGAGTAAGTTGACTTCCTGCAAGAGGAGATTTTACTGTGATACCAGGACCTATGCTATTGGTTTTTAATATTTTATTCCCCTTGAAATCGATCGACGCATTCGACAAAACTCGCTTTGTTTTCTTCAATTTAAAATGAGTAGAAATATTTAACCAATTCGATTCTACGATATTTTTGATGACTTTGATGTAATGCATCTTGATACTTTTCATGTCAATATCATCAATGGAGCCAAAATTACGTTCTATTTTAGCTATTCCGCGAATGAAATCGTGCGTTTCGCAATAATGAATGAATTCGCCGCACTCTTTCAAATCGAGATAACGCAATAAAGTCAAATTATCTTCGCAATGTTTGACGATTTCCAATGTTTTCGAGTA